GCCTTCGGCTTCTTTGATGATCTTGCGCGCTGTGGGCGTTGCGTAAATGATGCGGCCTTCTTCCGGTACGCCGGCCTCGTCCATTTTCGCCATATATTCATCAAACATTTCAAGGATGACCTGTTTGGTGAGCGCCGTAGAATCTGGCGTTGTGCCATATTCCAACAATTCGGTGTGCAACTTGGAAAATCGATAGGAATCCTTCTCGGGGATCGCCTGTTCCTCCTCAAAGGTCGTCTGGATGTTGGCGACAGATAAAACGAGGTTTGTTTCGTCAATATCCATCGGATCAATGAAAAATTCCACGTCTCGGTCATGGGCGAGCTTTTTCGGCTCCCAATCGTTGGACATGGTGCCGGCATTAAATCCAGCGGTACGGGTGTGATCCTTATACCCGCTCAGGGACATGCGAGGCAATTTGATTGTCTGTGCATTAATAAACTGCACGCCAGGATTGCTTTTGGTAAGCGCATCGGAGCACAGCTCCCGCGCATACTTCTGCGCGAGCTGGCGCGCAAAGGTTTCGGCGTAATCGTATGCAGCCATTGGTCATCATCCTTCCTATTTTGTGTTGTTTCCGAAGATCGCGGCGAGCGCATCGTCATCGGTCTTTGGCTGATTTTCGCTCCCTCCAGCTCCTACCCGGAATCCGCCGGAATTGTTCTTCTGGTCGTCCTGCTTTTTCCATTCGGGATGGCGCTTGAGGACTTCCTTCAACGCTTCTGCAACGGCGTCCTCGTCGAGTTCATCCCCCGATTTTTCGACAGCATGCATGGCAAGCAGCACTGCGTCCTCCACTGCTTCGGGTTTTACACCCTCCTTGTATGCGGCAAGCTGCGCGCGGGTTTCGACAATCTCCCGATGGAGGGCAGCGCTGTTGTCCTCGGCAGGCTCACCCTCGCCCTCTGCGTGAGAAGCTGACGGAGGGGCAGCGGGTGGCTGCTGGGCCTGCTTCTGCTTTTTGAGCCAGTCCTTTTCTGCGCGTTTTAGACGCGTGTTGATCAGAGCGTCAAGCTCCTCCTGTGTTTTTGGCAGATTGGGCTCTGTCCCTCCACCGGGAGGATCGGCCGGGGGCGGAATCTGGTTGTTCGGGTTTTTGTCGGGATTCTCTTGGGGAGCCGGTTCCGCAAACAACTGGAGCTGCGGCCTCAAAAAGGTTTTGCTGTTCTGTACGGTGGTTCTCAACATTGCATATCGCTCCTTTTATAGCCTGTCGGCTGTTATCCTTGCAGAGTTTTACGCCTTGCAGCACGTTTTGGGCATAAAAATGACCCGCATTTCTGCGGGCAAATTTAGCAGGGCTTCCGCCCGCCTCCCTTGCGCTTTGGCATTGTCCTCACCTCCTTCAAATGGACATGAAAAAGCGCCTGCCGGATGGCAAGCGATTTGATATTTTAACATATAAAGGCATAAAGCAAGGGAAGTCCGCTTTTAGCAGGCTTCCCTCGTGAAATGGCAATTGGCGGGTGTGCCCCTTCCCGCATTTCTTTTGACTCAGAGGGTGCGTAGCAGCACAATCTCTACTTCAATTGCCTGATTTCAGCATGTTTTAATCGTCTCTATGGTTCGGACACTTGGAACATATCTTCTCATAGTCATCAGGAGTAAAGGCCTCCTGCGGAGCTGTCCACTGCGGCGCGCCGTCATCCACTACCATACAGATATCAAAGCAGATGGCAACGTCTATTTCTTCGCCCATCAGCGGGCAAAACACCTTATCTTCCATACCGCTTTAACGCCTCCAATATCTTTTTCACCTTATCGTCAAATTCCTCTGGCCCAAACGCCGTGCGTATCGATTGCTTTTCCCGATCGACATATATAACGCCCTGATCGGAATAATATCGCTCAAACCGGCCATTCCAAACGGTGACGGAAGCCTTTGCATTTTTGATCATTTCCTGCGCCTGTTCCTGCGTAATATTGTGCTTCCGCTGTAAATTGATATGTTCATCGTCAAATTGCAACGCTTCGATCTCTAGCGGCTCCGGATCTAAGTGGAGCACGCCGCGGATGCCAGATTCACGTTTGATCTCTGCATTCAGTATAGCATCTTTTTGGGAATCTTCCAACGGTATTCCGTATGTTTTTTCACGCCAGTAGTCCCTACGCAGCACATCCTTATGTTCCCCGATAAATTCCCGGACGTTTTTTTGTGCCTCCCGCGCCTTTTGCTGACACGCTTTCTTCTGGACTTCGTCGAGCGTGCCTTCAGCCATACGCTTCCACTTGCGCACCTCGCGTTCCAGCCCGCGTTGCTGCTGCTCCAAGGCGGCGGTTTTTCGGATTTTATCCCCATCCATATCCATTGGCGGCGGGA